CACTGTACGATACATTGACCTCAAAGCAAAAAAATGAATTAGATTCAATCTATTTCAAAAAACAAATATTATACGCAATAGCCTTACAATAAGCCATGAAAGTAAAAAGAACAGATTATATATTTAATGCCACTAATAGGACGATCACTTTTAGTAATGCTATAACATTAGATCAATTGCTGTTGATCACTAACGTTACCAGAAACATTGTTGTATATAATTTTGCCGACAATCTGTTAGGTGCTTCATTGACAGGCAACGTGTTGACTTTGGCTTACAACACTTCTAGTATGTCCAGTACAGACGTGCTTCAAATATTTGTTGAAGAAAGTGACGCTACCTCTTTAGTAAATTCAGCAGTTCCAGCAAAAGTTCAAATGGCTGGTTTTAAAGACACAGACGGCAATTCTCAATATGGTAAACTGACTGAAAACGATGCTGTTGCAACAGGCAACGCAATGAGAAAATTCAGAGATGGTTTTATCACTGGATCTCCCGATCTGACCGTATGGGATCAGATATGGACAAACCAATCCGATTCGTTTGTTGCCAGAGGAGGGGATACGGCTGGGTCTTCTTACTTAAAGATTTCACTCTCGCCTTTGACGCCAAATTCAGAATACGAGTTAATATCAAAAGATAAGTTTAAACTGCCATCTAGGTTTATTGCGGCTCTTTCAATGTCGCAAAGAATTATAGGTCAAGAGGTTGAAGTCTCTTTAGTAGGATGTGATAATGCAGGGCTTATTGAAGTAGGTTCACCAATTGCTGATTTATCTATTTTAGGAACAATTACAATAACCAGCAACGTAGCAACTATAAACTTTGCGTCCCCACATAACTTGCACGGTGGAGATCGTGTTGTTATAAAAGGTAATGAAGAAAAAAGACTTAACGTTGGTCCTGTTGTGGTCACCATTGTTTCTTCTCTTTCAATCACAGTCCCATGTACGTTGGCAAACGGAACTTACAACGCTGGCGGATTTGTTGAATGGGCAGATCATGTAAAAAGAGCTGATAACGCAGTAGGCGTATTGTTTGAAAACACTACCGCTACAAATGCCTCTTGGTTTGCAAGAAGGAATGGTGCAAGCATCAGGAGTATAAACTCAACAGTAAATACAACAACAGCGACCCAATCAAACACTTCACCGTATTCAGATGCTTTTAATGCAGCTTCACATTTGGAGTTGCAAGCTACGATGCAAGAAATGTTGTTGATACCAAGACTGTCAGATTCAATTGCGGCTTCCAGCACTCCTTTGAAATACACTCAAGGAATACCAGACGAAGAAAAATATTATAAGATTAGAGTGAGGGCAAAAAACCTTTCTAACTTAACTACTCCGATTGCCAAAATTGTTTCTATATCAAAAACAGGAACAACCACGGCAAACGTGGTTACAGACGTAGATCATAATCTAATCGTAGGTCAGCAAGTACAGATTTATGGTGTTCGCGACATAGTTAACTTCCCAAACTTAACGGCCCAAACTGCTGTTGCTTCAATTGTTTCGCCTACTGAATTTACTATTGTGATAGGCGGAGCGGTCACAGCCAGTTCGGCTGGAGGCGGTGTTTGGAAAGTAGAAGGATCGGTAATTCCCCCAGGTTTATTAAATCAAAACGTGCAAAGCATATCGCGAATAAATAACGTATTGACGCTAATCGGGAATGCTAACTGGACTACTCCTTTACCAGGTGAAACATTCCAATTATACGGTTGTGATGCAATTTCAATGGGATTATATGATGGGGCATACAAAGTACTGAGACTAAACACTACTACTCTCGAATTAGAATCAATAGGCCCTGATTTTGTTTCTGTCAATTGCGGCGGTGCTGTTATTAGGCGCACGGATGTGCGTGTACACTTCATACACGAGATGGAATACACTAGGCACATAGTTGAGATAGCCAATCAGCACGGTTCTAGCGATTTGTCTCGCTCATTGGCAGTGACAGTTCCAGCGGGTATTAGCCAAGCGGGTACTTGGAATATCAATGCAATTACAACACTTCCAGCTTTAGCGGCTGGAACAAATTTAATTGGGTTAACTCCATCCCCTATCCCAACAATAGTTGCAGACGTAGCAAGTGCAGCCATTACATCTAGTAATACAGTAGCAGCTATAACGCCTTCATTTGGGTTAAGTTACGAATTGGTAATACCAGTAACCGCTGTTAGCGGCACAAACCCGACTTACGATATATCCATAGAGGAAAGCGATGATAGCGGTACCAGTTGGTATAGGGTTTATGATTTACCTAGGATAACAACCACTGGTGTTTACAGGACTCCAAAATTATCATTGAGCGGCAATAGGGTTCGATATGTGCAAACAATAGGAGGAACGTCACCTTCTTTTACTAGGTCTATCAATAGATTGCAGACCAGTGATTCAACAAGTAGGTTTTTACAATTTATAGACAGGTCTATAAATCTGAGCACACTCAATTCAACAACTCCAGTGTATTATATTGAAGGTTGCACTAATTTTAATTTTGTCCTATCTGTTTCAGCACAAACAACAGCAGTGACATTAGGATTGCAATTTTCGACAGACGGTTCAATTTGGCACAATCATGGTGGTGGTAATATGACCTCAGTAGTTGGCATTGTTCACTATAAAGTAGCAAATGAAATTTGGCGGTTTGTAAGATTGATAGTTCTTACAGCGGGAACAGGCATAACTATAAATACAGTAGAGATAAGGGCAAAATAAAAAATGGATATATTCATTGATACCAAATCCCTGTCAGAGCAATACCCAATGACTCAGGCACAAGCTGATGACTTGGTGAACTATGTGGTTAAGACAATAGCAGCATCTTATGCGGCAAATTGGGAAGAGTTGGCTGTAAGAGAGCTACATGCCAGTAGGCAGCAATACGTCAGATCCCTAGTGGTAAAAGACAATGGCAAAGGCACAGCATCAGTTATGCTGGTAGGACAATTCCCTAACATGATTGAGAGCGGATCACCTGCTTTTGATATTAAGGAAGGTATTTTAAATGGGCCTAAAGCAAAAACTTCAAAAGACGGCAAAAAATACAATACAGTACCTTTCTATGTTGGTACACCAACTTCACTTGAAGAAAACTTCAATGGCGGGCTAATGCCAAAGGAGATTTATCAAGAAATGAAAGATAGAGAAGTAGATAAACCCCTTACCTTATCTGAAATCCCAAAACCTTTTGAAGAAAAAAAGACGCATAAAGTAGAGATGAAGCCAAAGCAATTTGAAATGTATGAGCATAAGAATTCAATATACGAAGGGTTGACAAAGAAACAGGATAGCGTTACCAAGCAAAACACATTCATGTCTTTTAGAAGGGTGAGTGAAAATTCAGATCCTGCATCGTGGTTGCACCCCGGACTTGTAGCTAGAAACTTTTCTCAAAGAGCGTTAAGTGAATTGAACAAAGAAGTAGAAGTAGGTCAGGCAATAGATGCTTGGTTAGTTAATTCAGGTTTAGCATAAAATGGCAACAAACTTAATCATACCAGATTCAATACTAGCGGACACGCTGAAGAACGGCCTAGATGCTTTCCGAAAAGATTTCAAGAACGCAGTGATAGCAGGTAATGAGCAGAAAAGCCTATTGTACACCATGTACAACGGACTTGCTTTAGGTAAGTACATCATGTACGATAATCTAAAGAAGCTGATATGCAATACCCCAGAAGACCCAAACTACATTGAAGTAAAACTGAGCTACGATCACGACAGCAAAAGACCTATATCAATCCATATAAGCCTACCTAGTGAAAGTGATAGAACTAATTCACTTCAGATAGGGGAAGGTGACTATCCTGAATTTGTTACAGACACAAACAATGACGGTTTTGGTGACACTTGGAGAGCTCAGTTTGGAAGAAGGTTTTCTGCTACCTATCATATAGTTATCATGGCAGACAATAAGAATGAGGTAATAGCCATCTATTCAATCATAAAGATGATCCTTATATCTTGTATCAATCACTTAGAGCTATCAGGATTATTGAACATAAAACTAGGTGGCGGAGATGTAAGATTGAACGAATCAGCCCCAGAAAGAAGGTTTATAAGGCCTATCACAATCAGTTTTGAATACGAAACAGTAGCCCCAGAATTGCTAGTGAACACCATAATAAATCAATTAAACTACTCATTATATTTGGTTGACGATAGTTCTTTTTAAAAATAATTTTAGTAATTTTACAATATGGATAACATAATTTCAAAAGCTGACTATCAAGGCCACAATATCTTAGGTTCTTTTAAAGAAGACAGAACTCCACTTCAAATCATTACAGATAACTTCAACAAAGGTTTGATTGATGAACAAACTTTTGAGAGCGCAAAAGAGCAGCTTGAGAACTTGCTAGTTAAAGGTGGAGTTGGTTCAGGAAGACATAAGGTTGGTGATATTGTTACTGGTAAAACGCCTAATGGTTCTACATTTATTGGCAAGATACATAGAGAACTAATTGGCGGAAAACGTTTTCGTGTATACTATGATGGTGGAGGAGATGGAGTATATGACGATCATGAGTTAGAAAAGCATACAGAAAATGTTAAAAAATCCGACTCAGACCTCGACCTCATCAAAGCCAAATCAGGCGAAGGCTCTCGTGGAGGCCATATCATTGGGCATACAAAGAGTGGCAAACCTATTTATGAAAAAAATCATCCATCTATGTTAGATTGGAGTGAACAAGATCATAGAGACGCCGCCGCTCATCATGAGAAAGCAGGAAATAAAAAGAATGCGGAAGTTCATAAAAAAGTTGCTGGAATAATAGCTGATTCTGAAGCAAAGAAAAAAGAAACTTATGATAGAATTGCAAAAATAGGTAATTCAATCAAAAAATCCGACTCAGACCCCGACTTCATGAAGGGCGGTGAAGGCAGTAGAGGTGGAGAGGTTTTAGGGCATACCTCAAGCGGGTCTCCAATTTATAAAAGGCATCAAGATTATGCAGATCAGGCTTTGGAAAAATTAAAATCTGGTGAAAATCATCAAACCTTAGTTGATTACCAAGGTCATAAACAAATAGAACATATACAGCCTAATAAAGGCAAAGATAAAGGTTCTTATTCAAGATACATGATGGCTCCCAATAAAGATAAAAGCACTGCTATTAAACACAATGCGTATCTTGAAGATCATGAAGTTCATCGTCATTTAACTCATGCAGCAGCGGATCGTGAAGAAAAATCTAATTTAAAAAAATCTAACTCAAATTACGATCTCATGAAAGGCGGTGAGGGGTCAAGGGGCGGGAAAATTATTGGACATACAAAAAGTGGGAAGCCTATTTACGAAAACAGAACAGCAGACCACGATTCTTACAAAGACTTTTCAAAACAAGATCATAAAGACGCAGCAGACGCACACTATACCTATTATCACAAAAAAGACGCAGACGGTTCAACGGTATTGCATGGCAAGAAGTCTTTTGAATCCCATCTAGACCAGTCAAATAAAAAAGTATTTATGAACAATCTGGATTGGGGTAAAACCACAGAAGAAAGAAACAATAATTTAGATAAATTCGATTCTTTAAAAACCGATCAAGAAAAAGAAGATTTTAAAATTTCACTAAAATTTCCTAAAAAGTGAAAAATCTTTAAATTAAAATCTACACCTTTTTTTAGTATTTTTAATTTAATGAGCTTACTGCCTAATCAAGATAATTGTTTTGGAACAATCTATTGTACCACAAATTTGGTCAATGGGAAGAAGTATATTGGGCAGCATAAGAATTCTGCTCGTAATAAAAACTATATAGGGTCAGGTAAGTTTTTTCAAAAATCAGTTAATAAATACGGCATTGAAAATTTTCAAAAAGAGATTCTTCAGTATTGTGTAGACAAAGAAGATTTAAATGAATCAGAAATTTACTGGATCGACTATTTTGGAGCAGTTAAGTCAGACTTGTTTTACAATGTAGCTCCAGGGGGAGTGGCTTTTAATAAAGGAATACAGCATACCGAAGAGTCGTGTTTAAAGATGTCCCTTTTGAAGAAAGGTAGAAAGCCTACTGAAGAAAGTATCGCTAAGATGAAAAGAACTAAAGAGATTAGAAAACATACTTATGATTTCTCTATTTCAGAAGAGACTAAAAAGAAAATATCTAAAACTTTAACTGGAAGAGTTGGGGCAACTAAAGGTAGAAAATTTTCAGATGAACATAGAAGAAAATTAAGTGAATCTCATTTAGGTAAAAAACCTATTAGACCAGAAGGTTGGGTGACTCCATTAAAAGGAAGAGAAAGGTCAAAAGATGTAATTGATAAAATGGTTTTATCAAGGATAAAAAATGGAGGTTGGATTGGAACAAAGAAAACAGAATTACAAAAATTAAAACAATTTGGTAAGAATAGTCCAGTGGCTAAATCAATTGTCCAGTTAAATATGGATGATTCTTTTGTTAAGCAATGGGATTGCATAAGTGATGCTGTTAGATTTTTTAAAAATAGATCTGTCTCACGAGTAATTCATTCAAAAGCCATAACTGCTTGTGGATTTAAATGGATGTACTTAGAAGATTACAATAAATTAAAACAAAATTAAAAATACACAGATGGCTACATCAGTTTTTTTCGATGGACGTAAAATTTCTCTTCCCGGAGCTTACTCAACAGTAAAATCCGGTATAAAAAATCCAGCCGTAGCATTAGAGTTCGGGAATTGTTTAATTATCGACACGGGCAGCTCCCGCTTTTTTGGCGGAGGTTCTGGTATAGCTGGAACGTTAAAACAAAACCTAGATTCAATATACACATTCACAGACGTAGGTTCGGCACAAGCACATCAACACGGAGGTATTTTTTGGTTTTTATCTAGTCCAATATTCTTTCCAGGAGGAGGAGCTACTCAAGGTGCTTCATCTTTGACATTCATCAAAGCAGCATTGACTACACCAAGTTCAGTATCTTATACGTTCACTGGTGGAGGTGGTAACGGAGGAACTTTTACTTTAAGAAATAGAGCAGAAGGCAGGGTAGGGAATGGTGTTATGGGCGATGAAACTAGAGGTGCAGCTACTGTAACCATTTCAAACGCAGGTACTGTAGGAACAAGTACTTTCACTATCACATCTAGCGGTGAAACAATTGCCACATACGCTACCCAAGTAGGGGACAATATAGCATCCGTTGTAGCAGGTCTTGTTAATTCAATCAATTCATTAGGTATATCGGCAGTAGTGTCCAGCACAAGTACTACTGTAACATTTTCAGCTCCAAGGGGGCTTGGAATAGCAGCCAACACAATCACACCAGTATTGGTCGCAACAGCCACAGGTGCAGGATCAATATCTGGAGCATATACAGGCGGTGTAACAGGAACAAGATTGACCAGAGGATATGCTGCAAGAATGATTGCTGGTGTGATAGACCCAACAAGGTTTATTATGCAGTTCTCAA